ATGTTTTTACAGATACTATTTTAAATGGATTTATTAATGACGCTGAACTTAGAATTTTAAGAGAAGTAGATTCTGATAATAATAGAAGATATGATACAGCAAACTTAGTTCTTAATACTAGATTTATAGACACTCCTTCTAATTTATTAATTGTTAGATCTGCTCAAATTGTAGATTCTGACGGTACAGCTTTAGCAGATAACAGAGATTTTCTTCAATATAGAGATACTAATTTTATGTCAGAGTTTAATCCTAAAGGAGAAACAGGGGTTCCTAAATATTACAGCTATTGGGATGAGGACACTTTAGTTTTTGCCCCAACTCCGGATGCTACTTATACAATTCAAATAAATTATATCTTGAAAACTCAGGGATTATCGTCTACAAACACTACTACATACTTAAGTCAAAAATTTCCCAATGGTTTATTGTATGCTTGCCTAGTTGAGGCTTATGGTTTCTTAAAAGGACCCGTTGACATGCTCCAGTTATATGATAAAAAATACGTAGAGGCAGTCAAAGGTTTCTCAATTGAACAAATGGGAAGACGAAGACGGGATGAATACCAAGCAGGTGTTCCTCGAATAGGAAAACAATAGGAGATAAATTATGGCAATAACACAAGCAATTTGTAATTCATTTAAAAAACAGCTTTTAGAAGCGGACATGAATTTCAAACAAACTGGTGGTGACAAGTTTAAATTAGCTCTTTATATTTCTACAGCAACTCTAAACTCGGCAACAACTGCGTTCACAGCTACAGGTCAAGTTGGAAACAGTGGTCAATACGCTTCTGGTGGTGGATTACTTGTTAACAACGGAACTTCTATTAGTGCAGGTGTAGCGAGAGTAGACTTCGCAGACAGATCGTTTACTGGAGTGACGTTAACAGCTAGAGGAGCAATGATTTACAATACATCATCTGATACAACTAATGCATCAGTTTGTATTTTAGATTTTGGAAGTGATAAAACAGCTACATCAGGAACGTTCACAATTCAGTTTCCAGCGCCAACATCAACAGCAGCGATATTAAGAATATCGGGCTAGTAGGAGGTAAGCTCCTATGGCAGCGAAAACATATACTGTAACTGTAGCCACAGGTGCACTTTATCCTAGTGGTAGTTCGGGAAACGTTTATTATTTAGATGGAATAAGACCAAGTGACTATAATATTACTTGGCCCGCAGGAGCTACATTACGTTTTGAACAAAGTAATGCCTCAAATGATAATCATCCGTTAATTTTTTCTACAAATACAGATACCTCTGGAATAATTTCTTCTGGTGTAACTTATTATTTAGATGGAGTAAGTAACCAAACTAATTACACTAACACTACTACCTTTAATGCAGCAACTACTCGTTATGTAGAAATAACCTACACGGGCGCTTCTAGTTTTTATTGGCTTTGTTATGTTCATGGAATTGGAATGGGTGGAACATTTACACTTGCTAATGAAGGATGGTCATCTCTTACTTGGGGTTTTGCAAAATGGGGAGATTTAGGAAATGAAAGTGTTACTCTTAATAATACTAATTTATTAGCTACAACTACTTTAGGTACTGGAACTCAAGAAGGTGAAATTAATTCTGGTTGGGGAAGAGCTGGTTGGGGAAATTTTGGTTGGGGTATTCAAGGTACTTTAATTCCTGCCAACACAAATTTATCTCTTTCTGCAAACTTAAATTCTGTTTCAGCAACAGCTGAAATAAATACTGGATGGGGATCGGATACTTGGGGAACTGAGTTATGGGGATCTTCAGGATTAACCATTCCTATTACAAACACTAATTTATCCATCACCGCCGCTGAAGGATCGAGTGGTATAGAATTTGATGGAAATTCTAATTTACTTTTAACAGGCCAATCTTTAACAATTGCTCAAGGACAAGAAGATGGTTTTGCTTCTTTTGTGGCAACACCTACAGGTTTACCTTTAACAGCTACCCTACAGTTTGAAACTCAAACAATACAACCTGCATCATTGGTTCTATCAGCAGCTTTAGGATCTGTTTCACCAGCTCCTGTAACAATAGCTGAAGTAGCCGCTAAATCTGCTTCAACGTGGAATGGCAATTATTCTTGGGGATTCGGAGTATATGGCAATCAACAAGTAAATACCCTTGTAATGGGTATGCTAGAAAACTTTTCTGGTATAGATCCAGAACCAGATGTGTCTCTAACTGGAAATGCAATGGCAGCAGCTTTGGCTGCGGGTAATACTTTTAGTATTAGTGGGGATGCAAATATACCTGTAACAAATGTAGCCAATAATTTATCAATGGCTATTACTACAGGTAATGTTAATGCGGAACCTGTTACTCAAGTAGATCTAACAGGACTTACTTTAACAGCTACTTTAAACAGTGTTTCAGAAGTAACGGCTGGAGCAAATGTAATTCCTACAGGTTTTGGATTGACAATTAGCTTAGGAAGCGCTACTAATGTATTGATTTGGAACGAAGTTAACACTGGCACAGCACCAGTTGATCCTCCAGGATGGCAAGAAGTCAATACTAACGCTGCATAATTATAGTTTGACACTATAAAAAAATTTTAATAATATAAGTAAATCGGAGTATAAAAATATGGCTAATTCAACATCAGCAAGTTTAAAACTTACAGTTCAAGCTACTGGAGAAAATTCAGGAACTTGGGGACAAATTACAAATACAAACTTATTAATCGTAGAACAAGCAATCGGTGGTTTTGAAGCAGTTGCTATTACAACTGGAGCAACTCTTGTTTTTACAAACGGGGCTATTTCTAATGGTAAAAATGCTGTTTTAAAATTAACAGGTACAATTGCAGGTGCAGTTAACGTAGTAATTCCTGATTCAATTGAAAAAACTTTTGTAGTTGACAATGCTACTACTGGTGCTCACGCAGTAACTTTTAAAACTTCTTCTGGTACAGGTGTAACTTGGGCAGCGGCAGATAAAGGTACTAAAATGGTTTACTCGGATGGTACTAATGTTGTTGATACAGCATTCACAGAATTATCCTCAGACTTTTCACCACAACTTTCAGCAGACTTAGATACAAATAGTCAAAATATTATTATTGATGACGCTCACAATATTCAAGATGAAAACGGAAATGAACAATTAGTTTTCCAAACAACTGGTTCGGCTGTAAATGAATTTGAATTAACAAACGCAGCTACAGGTAATGCACCTCAAGTTGCAGTTACTGGTGGTGACACTAACATAGATATGAATATTACTCCAAAAGGAGTTGGTAGAGCAACTTTCAATGGTCAAGGTAAAATTCAAAGTGTTGCAGAAAAAGCTACAGTTGATTCTGGTGGTGGACCATCAGGAACATTTAACTATGATGTACTTACACAAGCAGTATTATACACATCTGGAAATAATGCCGGTAACTGGACTCTAAATATTAGAGGTGACGGATCAAATTCTTTAAATTCAATTATGGACACAGGCGAATCAATTACCATTGCTCATATCTCTGCAAATGGTGGATCTGCGTATTACAACAGTGCAGTTACTATTGATGGTGGAAGCATAACACCAGAGTGGCAAGGTGGAGCAGCTCCATCTGCAGGTAACGCAAGTTCAAATGATGTTTATTCATATACAATTATAAAAACTGGAGATGCTGCTTTTTTTGCACTTGCAGCTCAAACACAGTTTGCATAATAAATTAGGAGGAGAAAGATTATGCCATTATTAGGAAGTTTTGGAGCAGCGGGATCAAGAAGTTTTGGTTTAACAGCTGGAGCTAGTGGTCCTACAGAAATAGAATTTTTAGTTGTTGCCGGCGGCGGTGGAGGTGGATCCACAAACGGTGGTGGCGGCGGAGGTGGTGGCCAATTATCCTCTACTCAAGAAGCTGAAAAAGATGTAGTTATAACTGTAACTGTAGGTGGCGGCGGAAGTGGTGCTCCCAATCAAAATTCAAGACAAGGAAGCAGAGGAAGTGAATCTTCTTTTACTTCACCGGCTTTAACGGATATTACATGTACTGGTGGCGGAGGTGCTGGCGGTAACAGTCCTGGTCAATCCGGTGGTTGCGGAGGCGGAGGCGGAAACGGAGGAGGACCCGGTGCCGGAAATACTCCCTCAACAACTCCTTCCCAAGGTTTCCCTGGAGGTTCTGGAGGTCCAGGACAAGCAGGACCATTTGGTTACGCAGGAGCTGGCGGCGGCGGAGCCGGAGCAACTGGACAATTTCAAGGACCAGGTGGAGACGGTTTAAATAACGATATTACAGGAGCTACAGTCGGAAGATCCGGAGGCGGAGGAGCTACTAAAAATGGTGGATCTTTCCCTGGTGCTACAGATTTTGGCGCAGGTAATGGAGGAAGCGGCGGCGGACAAGCTAATACCGGAGGCGGTGGCGGTGGCGGAGCCCAAAACGCTGGCGGTGGTAGCGGCGGAAGTGGAACTGTTATTTTAGCTATGAAGAGTAACAAATATACTGGAACGACAACAGGAAGTCCGACAGTTACAACAGCCGGAGGAAATACTATTCTTCAATATACAGGAAGTGGGAGTTACACAGCGTAATGGCTCATTTTTCAAAATTAGACGAAAACAATGTAGTTACACTAACGGAAGTAGTGCATAATAATGATGCACCAACTGAAGAAGTTGGAATACAATTTTTAAAAGATTTATATCAACAACCAAATGGTGTTTGGAAACAAACATCTTATAACACTAAGGCAGGAATTCATTATGCTGAAGCATATACTGTACAGAGTGAAGATCAATCAAAAGCCTTTAGAAAAAATTTTGGTACTATAGGTTATACTTATGATGAAAGTAGAGATGCTTTTATTCCACCAAAACCTTTTCCAAGTTTTACTTTAAATGAAACAAGTTGTACGTGGGAGGCACCTTCACCAAATCCAGGTGCTACAGCAAATGGAGAACCTGATGAGTGTGCTCTTTATGTATGGAATGAAGAAACATTATCTTGGATATTAGACGAATAATAAAAAATTATTTTAGAAAGAAAAATTGAAAAAACTGACAAAAAACTTTGACTCAATGTCTTTAAACTTTGAAGAATTGTTTGATTTATTATCTACCAATAGTTATGGATCCTGTATGAAAGGAAATCCTCCATTAGATTATGTATTAAAAGGAACTATTGAAATAAATAATATTCATAAAAATCCTTTATTTTTAAATCTAATAAAAAAAATAGCAAAAAAACATAATATTTTTGATACTAAATTAGATGCTTCTTTATTTATATCTTTTTTGCAAGGTAATGCTGGTAATCCACATAGTGATACTTACGATGTTGCTTTATACAATTTACATGGTGAAGTTCTGTATATAGTGGAAAAAGAAAAATTTTTTTTAAAACAAGGTG